AGTATCACGACAAGTATGAGACTATTAGTTTTATGGGTGATGACCACTTAGTTAGAACTGATGGGTGGGATGAGAAGTTGTACGCTCCAATCAAGGAGCGCGGCTTTGGTATTGGCTATGCCAATGATTTGTTTCAGGGAGCCAACCTGCCGACTATGGTTATGATGTCAACCAATATCAGCAGAGAGCTGGGCTTCTTTGCTCCACCTAAACTAATCCATTTGTATATGGATAACTTCTGGAAAACATTTGGTCAGGTACTGGGCTGTCTTGATTACCACGCCGATGTAATCGTAGAGCATATGCACTATATGGCAGGCAAGTCGCAGGTAGATGCACAGTATCAAGAGGTTAACTCATCGGAGGTAGGTAATCACGATGCGCTTGCTTTCAGAGAGTACTGCGAGACTCAACTAAAGGATGATGCAATCAAGGTACTTATGGCGGTGAGCCAATGAAGATTTTAATTACAGGCAGTAGAGGTTTCGTCGGTAGATATTTCTTGGATGAGCTGACTAAGAAATACTGGGACATCACCGGCGTTGATACAAAGGACGGGAAGGACTGTAGGGATTTCTTCAAGGAGAATGACACACAGTTTGACCTAGTAATACACCTTGCAGCCATCGTAGGTGGGCGTGAATCCATCGAGGGTCGCCCACTTGCGGTTGCAGATAACTTCAGTATTGACTCTGAGTTCTTTCAGTGGTGCTTGAAGACTAAACCTAAGAAGGTAGTGTACTTCTCAAGCAGTGCTGCCTACCCTGTAAGCCTGCAGACTAACGAGCGTCACGTTAAGTTAAAAGAAACTATGTCCTGCTGGGAACATATGTCTATGCCTGATATGACATATGGTGCATCTAAACTTATCGGAGAATACCTAGCATCCTTTGTTGATAATGTTTATATCTTCAGACCATTCAGCGGATATGGTACTGACCAAGACTTGAACTATCCGTTTCCGATGTATGTTAAGCGAGCGCTAGATAAGGCTGACCCATTTGAAGTGTGGGGTCCAGGCACACAGACTAGAGACTTTATACACATCAGAGATATTGTTGATGCAGTTCTTACCTCACTTGAGTCAGCACCTATAGGTCCAGTTAATCTAGGCTGGGGTAGGTCAACTTCATTCTTAGAGCTGGCACAGATGTGTATGGATGCAGTTGGATACAAGGGTGAGATAGTTACTAGACCAGACAAACCTGTTGGTTGTATGCACCGAGTATCTGATAACACAAAGATGTGGGCGTTTTATCAACCAAAGATTTCTTTGGAACGTGGCATAGAGATGGCAGTCAAGGGTATTATCTAATGGAATGGAAACTATTTGAAGGTTCAACTTCTGAGTTCATCACACCGGAATGGTATGAGGGACGGGTAGCAGCACACCATCTAGAAGAAGATACTCACAAAGAAAGACTGCACACTGCTGCATCATTGGTTAGCACAGCTATATCTATGGGTGCTAAGACTGTTGTTGACTTAGGCTGTGGTGATGGTGGTTTACTGCAACTGCTGAAGAACTTTGGAGTCAAGGCTTGGGGCTATGACCTGATGCAAAGCAATATAGATTATGCAGTGCAGGTAAGAAACGTTGATGCAAGATACACAGACTTTAACTCTGATGATATAGAATACGGTGACGTAGCTATAATGACAGAGGTGTTAGAACATATGGTTGACCCACACAAAGTGGTAAGGGAGTTGCCATCTAAGTTCTTAATTGCTAGCAGTCCTTACAATGAGAACGATGTTAACCACTATGAGTTTCACCTGTGGGCTTGGGACCCGCAGGGTTATGACAACTTGATTACACAGGGTGGCTACCGCATAGTTAATAAAGTTTACTCAGCAGGCTGGTCGCAGGTAGTACTAGCGGTGAGAGATGAGTAGTTACAACAAGGCTAAGGGTTCAAAGTTTGAGACAGATGTTATGAAATATCTACGCAAACTAGGACATTTCGCTGAGCGTTTGGCTAAGGCTGGAGCCTCAGACGAAGGTGACATCGTTACCATAATCGCAGGTCAGACCTATATTCTGGAGTGCAAGAACAGAAAGAAAATAGATTTGCCTACCTTCTGGGCTGAGGCTTTGAAGGAGGCGGCTAACTATGCGAAGGCTCGTGGCTTACTCTTTTCTCCACCAGCCTTCGTCATAGTAAAGAGACGTAATGCTAGTATTGAAGATGCTTGGGTAGTACAAACACTAGAGAAATGGATAGAGCAAATGCCAGTACCAGAAGGACAGATAACATCTACAGAAATCCTTCAGCCTAAACCTGTGGTTGAGGAAAAGAAGGAAGAAGAACAGAAGTGATTTGTCACGACTGTCAGATAGCAGCAACGTATAATACAAATAACAAGTACAAGTTATCTCAATCATTTCACGGTAAGTGTGAGGGGGACTGTGGATGCCAGCACAAGACTGGTCCAGGGTGGTTCGTAAAACGAAACGAAAAGGTTCCGCCGATGCAAGTACAATCCCCATAGCAGACATCGTTAGGTTCTACGGAGGAGAAGTAAGAGAGGGGCGTAACGTATCTGTCAAGTGTTGTATTCATAACGACACTAGGAGAAGTGCAGTGATAGATACTTATGGCAACCTATACTTTTGCCACACCTGTGGTAAGGGTGGGTCAGGGTTTGATATTATTATGGAGAAGGAAGGGATAGGATTCAAAGATGCAGTCGAGCGAGCAGATGAAATCCTTGCTGGAAGCGGCACAGAGGTACGCTCAGAGTCTAAGCGAAGAGGCCGTAGCCTACCTCGAAGGACGTGGGATATCTGAGGAAGTAGCTCGGCAGTTTATGTTGGGTACTATCACTCAGCCACATCCAAGTCACGAGATGCACGAGGGTTGGCTATCAATACCATATATCACAGTGCTTGGTCATTGTGTTGGCTTTAAGTTTAGAAGATTAGATGATGGCAAACCTAAGTATGGTTCACCGCTTGGACAGAAGTCACACCTGTATAACGTAGCTGATGTAACCCTTGATGTACCTAACATAGTTATATGTGAAGGCGAGTTAGATGCGGTAGTGCTATCAGGTATGTGCAATATACCAGCAGTTGGTGTGCCTGGTGTTACTGCTTGGAAACCACACTTTGCTAGATTATTTAGCGGATTTGATACAGTATTTATTGTTGGTGATAATGATGTTAAAGAAGATGGCAGTAATCCTGGAGCCGAATTTAGTCGGCGTGTCTCCAGCGAATTAACAAACGGGCAAATAGTACAATTACCCCCAGGTATGGACATCAACGAGTTCTATCTGGCAGAAGGACCGGATGCGTTGAACAACCTACTAGGAGGAGTGCGATGAATGAGCAAGAAAGAGTTGCAAGAGGCAGCCAGATTATTGATGGATATGGGGATGACAATAGTCTCGATAGACTACAAAGCTGGTACGATAACTTGCCAACCGATGCCCGCAAGAAAATAGATGATGAGTTTGTCAGAGATGTCTGGTCAATTCTTGATACCGCAGGAAATCTGCTCATCCGCAAGCATCACGATTACGGCCCGAAGAACATCGCTCACTCTCCAGGTGGCCCACTCAACGGACTTAGAGTGCGGATGTGGGACAAAGTGGCTCGCATCAATAACCTCCTTGATAGCAACGTATCTCCCAGCAACGAGAGCCTCAGAGATTCCTTCTTAGATTTACTCAACTACTCTGCTATTGCAATGATGGTGATAGATAAGAAGTGGCCAGAGCTACCTAATGAATAACTATAAAAACTTTTCTCGTGAGCAAATAGAGTCTGCTTTAGAGTTGACTGTAGTCCAGCGAGATACTTTCAAGAGAGAACTAGATAGGTTACACAACTTGGTAGATGTAATCATAAGAGCTGCGATAAAAGATGACTGACAAGCATAGTTGGTACAAGGCTGCATTACGCAGGAAGAAGATTGCTGAAGCGAAACGACTGAAGGCTGCCCGATACATAGATGAGATGAATAAGAGAGCCAATGAACAACAACCAACTGCACCCCGCGTTCTATGATTTAGTACCGCCGGTAGCTAACAGTATCTACCGCCGGTTCAGACAATGGGTTGAGCGAGATGATGTAACCCAAGAGTGCTACGCCTGGGCTATGAGCAGGGCTGAGCATTACTCTGAACTACTTAATGAAGAGAATACAATACAAAGAACTATCAATGAGAAGCGTATCAGTTGGCAGATGCGCCGTCACTGTGAGAGGTACGCTCGCAAGGAGAAGGCTAAGAAGTCTGGCTATCAGATAGGTGATGAGTCTTTCTATGACACAGTAGTTATTGCTCAACTACTACCACACGTCATAGCCTCGGTGCTAGATGGCACAGTATTAGAGCAAGCACAAGAGATGATTAACGATGGGCAACCTAAGAAGCAGTCAGCTCCCGCTGAAGGTGGCAACCTGCTAGCAATCCTTATAGATATTAAGAAGGCTTACCTCAAACTAGAGGTGGCTGATAAAGACATACTAATCCAGCGTTACCATAACAACCTTACCCTTCAGGAGTTGGCACAGTATCTAGGCTGTGCGGTATCTACTGCTGATAGGAAGGTCAATTCTTCCCTGAGAAAACTACAGATTATTCTCGGCGGGGAAAGTCCTTGGAACTAATGAGAGAACAAGAGTTATTCGACTACCTAAAAGACAGTCACTTCCCTGACCTTGTTAAATCTGAAGGTGTCTTCGACCACTTCGACTGCACCACAGATGATAAGAACTTATACATAGAATTAAAGTGTAGGCATACGCACTATCCAGACCTGCTGATAGAGGAGATGAAGTATCGCAGACTTATTAACCAAGCTGGTAGTCGCACTCCATACTACATAAACTCCACACCTAATGGTGTCTATGCTTTTGATTTATCTAGAGTACCCGAACCTGCTTGGAGTGAGAGGCGTATGCCAGCGACCACAGAGTTTAGAGATACCCGTAAGGTTATGAAGCTCGTTGGCTTCCTCCACCTAGATTATGCGATGGCCTTATGATATACGAATACAAATGTCCGAACTGCTTGACGACCCTTTCCGTTGAGCGTTCAATCCACGCCGAAGCTAGCACTCCCTCCTGTGCTGACTGCGGTAGTCTGATGAGTAGAGTCTGGCTCTCACCCCCTGTCGCCTTCCGAGGGTCAGGCTTCTACTCCACATCAAAGGACGAAAGATAAGCTGCAAAGTTTTCCCAAACATAAGGGTCATCTTCGTATCTACCTAATGTAGTATTACAACGCTGACATAGCAAGCCTCTGACCTTGCCTGTTTTATGACAATGGTCAACCGCTAATCTCTTTGTCTTTCCCCAGCTAATCTGCGACTCTGGTTCTTTACAGATAGCGCAAGCGTGAAGTTGTTTCTCTAGCAGTTCGTTGTATTGGTCAAGAGTTATCCCGTATTTACTGAGTAGCATTTTATTTCTGCCGTGCTCAGTATCCCGCCACTCTCTAGTAGTGGCTCTAGCTTTCTCTCTATTTTTTTCACGATAATTTTTTTGATACTCTTTATAAACTTCAGGGTCTTTGTGTGGCATACAAGGATTCTACCATAAACTTTTGTAGAAGCCAAACGACACACAGATAACAACAAATAGAAAAGCCCCGCAGGAAAGGGTTTAACTGCGGAGCTTTAAGTTTATATTCTACTTGCCATCTACCTCGTTGTCAATAATGGTTTCGTTTATTGTGGTAAGAGAGAGCGCGGCAAGGCGTGCCGTGACGTTCTGAAATGTATCGCAGACCTCTAAGTATTTGGACTCTAGGGTCTCGACTCTGTTCTCCAAGCATTTGAGCAATTCCGAAAGCTGAGCTTCCTTGTTGGTTGGTTGCGAGGTGGTCAAACCTGCTCTCACGGGTCCATAAATCGTGGAGGCAGAGCCACTCTCTGCCCCTCCAACCAAACGCAACCCAAGCGTATTTCTTTGCGAGCCTTTTGTTCTCACCCTTCTCCTCCCACGTTGCCTTCTTGCCCACTACCACTAAGTCTTTGGGTAGTTTCACCTGTTGTGTGTGAGGTTGATAAGCCCAAGCTAGCGTTAGTGCGCCCACTAATATCAAGCCAAGCCTTGTTCTCTTTCTCATCTCTTTCCCTCTCCTCCTCGAGTAGCTCTCGGTATTGGTCAGGGTAGAGATTAGATAGTCTAGTCAAAGCCCTATCCCTCACCCGCCGGTAGTTACGTTGTCTAACCGCCTGCTTCAATGCGGTTTCCACCCTTCTACTTGTGTCGTTCATTGAGCTTATCCTCCCACACTAGCAACAGGTAAGCAATTATTGTGACGGCTATCACGCCTAGCATTATCATACTCTTGCCCTCTCACTTGTGATGGTAGCCAACAGCAGGGCGGTGACTTCTATCTTATCCACCACTAAGACAGGTTCCTCAATGTCCTCCTCGTTCCACACGCTCACGAATATGGCATTGTCTAACCCTCGTCTAAACCACTCCACCGCTTCGGTGACACTAGCCCCACCCCAAGCGACATCTCCCTTGCGGTCCATTACCTCATAGAAATTGACTAGCTTCATACTAACTCCTCTATCCCTTCCACGTTGATAACATCATAAACATCATTGGTCTTGATTAGTTGGTGTAGATACTCCACAAAGTTTTCGATAACGTAGTTTTCTATCTCGGTATCCTCTAACTCTAACCCCATTTCCCTCTCTGAGGTTATGTCTATTGTCAAACCTAGACTAGCCCTTACTCTCATTGTCCTTCTCCTCCTTGTAGTTGATTAGGTTCAGTTCATTGAGGGCATTGACCATACGCATTAGGTTAGCCCCCGCCTCCTTGTGTTCTCCCTCTACCATTTGCTTGATAGCTAGTCTTTGGCAGAGGTCTGCCTTTGCTTGATAATATTCTTTATTCATTGTCTTTCCCTTTCAATAGTTCCGTTGCTTGATTAGCCTTGTCGTATTCGCCGTCATACTCCCAATTTTCTATGGCGATTTGTAGTGCCTCTCTGATTAGGTTATTCATTACCTTCCTCCTCCATCTTGATTAGGTCATCTATCTCCGGTGAGTAGGGCATCCTCTCCCCCACTCTGTCATCATCACAGATTTCGCCGTGCTTTACCAGCATTTCGCCATAGTGTTGATTACATACTCCGCACTTAGCCACGAGCTTCTGCCTCCTTACAATCATCACACCACGCAAAGGGCATACCTCCGGCGGTATAGTATTTAACCTCTTTATCTGTATTACAGCCGTCACACCTCATTGTCCTCCCCTTTCACTTTGATTTTGCTTAGTATCCAAAGCACGCCGACAATCACGGCGAGATAAACCAGCGAGGACAACGCCCCGTCTTGCCATTTAGTTGAAACTTCAAACACTTTAGCCCTCCTCCGGTAATTGTTTAGATACCCACTCCAAGGCCTGTTGCCAACCTTCCAACAGGGGAAGCCGTGATGTGCCGTCTTGCTCTGCTCTGCTAATCTCTTGAGCCAAAGTTTCCAGCTCTTTAGTGATTATCTCTCTCATTATGCCTCTACCTTCTCAAAGCTGTCTGCCCACTCTAAGGTGTAAAAGGTGACAGGTTCTTTCTTTTGTCTTGCCATTTCTAGCACCTCGCCTAGTGTGAAATCTTGCCCCACCTCGTAGGTTCCGCTAGTTTTCCAAAGGAAAACGTTGTAAAAGGTAGCCCTCTCCTCCTGCTCGTATGCTTTTAGCATTATGCGCTCACCTGCTCTTTGGCATAAGTTAAAAGAGTCTCAGCTATCTCTCGGTAATTCACCCGATAGAGCGAGCCAATATCGGTGAGCATTAGCCAGAGCCCTTGATTTCCTGCGATATTTTCGCGGGTTAATAGGTCATTTTCTAGCCAGCTCTCTAGAGTTTCAGAGAGATAGCGAATAGCCTCATCTTGGCTCTCTGTCTCCTCTAGTTGTTGCTTTGCGTAATCCAAAGCGGTGTCTAGCAGAAACTCATCATTATCAATGTGTAGCATTGTTGCCCAGGTTTCGCGGTTAGACCAACCATTGTATTCTTGCTCTTTCATTGTCTTACCCTTTCGTTATTATCCTTCTAGCCCTGTCGCTAGTGGATACGACAGGGGAGAGCATAGCACACTCTCCCCCATTGTAAGCACTAGATTACTCCTCATCTCCTTCGCAAACAAATCCACACCGGTAGCATCTAAAATCGCCACCTATTAGCCCATAACTGCCAAAATGGTCACGCCCTTCTGCCTGAGCTTGCTCTCTCTCCTTCTCATCAGGGTAGTGGCTCTTTAGTTCTGCCCAATAATTCTCAGGGTCACAAATTGGAAAGCCTGTCGGGGTCATAGTTTCAAGCCTCATTATGCGCCCACCTTGCTGAGGTTTTTCTTTGCTGACTCTTTGATTAGCTTGTCAGCTTGGAAACCTGCTTGTGATACAAAGTATTGGACATCTTGGAGGCTAGGGAAAAACAGGCTCACATAATTGTGGTCTGTGTCTGAAACTGTAAGTACCGCGTATTCTTTATGGTCTGCGTTAGCTTCAAAGTGCTTAACAACAACTGTGTTGTAAGCTGTGTTGTGTAGGCTTGTGTTCATTGTTTAACCCTTTCAGTATTGAGCCTAACTCTTAGGCTCATAGGAGTACCCTATCAGACACTCTCCCCTAGTTTCTGTCATTTAAGCGGTCATTGACCGGTCAGACCTTTAGCCTGTATTTCATCAAACATCTGTACGATTAAGCAACAAAAGTGTTGTGTTAATCTGGTGAGTGTAAAGGTAAAGTAAAGGGTGAGAGTTATGGATTATTGGGTGAGGTAGTTGCGCCGTGATTATTAAAAGCCAGTAGGCAAGGCTTAACAAAACAGGCGAGGCGAGGCGAGAGCCGTGCCGAGGGTGGAGCAAGCCCTCCCCTTATCCCTACAAGGCACAAGGCTCGGGGGGTGGGGGTCTGCCCTGCGCAAAGCAGGGGGGAACCCGCCCCTTTTAACAAACGGGGCGACGTATACTGTGTACCCTCACTAAAAATCTGCACTAAAGTGAGATTCTTCGTTTCGGCTACTATGTCCGTTTTAACCACATATATCTGTGACTTTCGTCACAAATATAAAGTTTTTCAGCAGAATGCGGGAAATGAGTTTTTTTTCCCGCCTACTATACAGTAGGGAGCAAATGCGGCGGAAGTACCATTTGCGACCGTAGGCTACGCTGGCGCTACGCCCCCTAGGGCGGAGAGCCGACTTACCCCTCACGTCGCTGTGGCTCGCTCGGGAGTTTACCGAGTGAGGCGCAAGCGGCGCCTACTTTTAGTCGGGATAGGTCTACCTTCGGTTAGACCGCCGGATATAATCAATTTTATTATGTCCGAGTATTCTACCCAAAAATTTGAGGAGCCTGATGGCAGAGAAAAGCAGTGAGATAGCTAAAAGAGTTATCCTAACCGCTGTAGCCGAAGGCTTAACGGTAGAAGCAGCAGTTGCCTCCGCTGGTAAGTCTATGAAGACTTATGAGTACTACCGTAGGACAGACAGAGCTTTTGCTGACAAGATGGACAGAACCCGTCTAGGGTTAAAATCTAAAAACTTTGCAGAAGCCGATGTCCACGACTTAGACTTCGCGGCCTTCCGTCAGCGCTTCCTACACTCCCGCACCTTTGCCCACCAGCAGAACCTGGTAGATGTTATCGAGGGGCGTGACCCCTCCTGGCTACACCCGTCGATGAAGTATGAAAAGGGTCTAAACAACAACCGCATACTTATCAACATCCCTCCTAACCACGCCAAGTCAATTACCATAACCGTTGACTATGTAACCTGGAAGGTAGCCACCAACCCTAACTTTAGAGTCCTGATAGTCTCTCAGACTCAGCAGCTAGCCGCAGACTTTCTATACGCTATCAAGCAGCGCCTTACCCACCCGATGTATGAGAACCTACATCAGGCCTATGCTGCCGGTGTTGGCTTTAACTCCAAGTCTGCCTCCTGGCAGGCCACCCGCGTAGTCTTCGGAGATGAACTTCGTGAGTCTAGCGAAAAGGACCCAAACATTGAGGCCGTAGGTATCGGCGGTCAAATCTACGGTAAACGCGCTGATATGATTATTGTTGATGACGCTGTTACCTTAAAGAATGCTAATGAGTTTGAAAAGCAGATTAGATGGCTCACCCAAGATGTTCGCTCTCGTCTTAACCCGACGGGCAAGCTAGTAGTTATTGGTACCCGCGTAGCATCTGTAGATTTATACAAAGAACTTCGTAACCCCGACAGATACCCAGGCGGCCAAGTCCCTTGGACCTATCTGGCTATGCCAGCATTACTTGAAACCAATGAGGATGCTAAGAACTGGGTTACCCTCTGGCCTTACTCTGATTCCCCATTTGACGGTCAGACTGAATCAGATTTAACTGAAGATGGATTATATCCCCGCTGGCACGGACCCCACTTGTTTAATGAGCGCCAAGCGATGGATGCTCAAACTTGGGCTTTGGTTTATCAACAGCAAGATGTTTCTGATGATGCCATATTCGACCCAGTATGTGTGAGAGGTTCCATAGATGGAATGCGAAAAGCAGGACGTTTGGTACCTGGCAATCCTGGTCACCCCAAGGACCTCAACGGTTTCAGTATCGTCTGTGGTCTCGACCCAGCGATGGTCGGAGACACAGCAGCGGTATGTTACGCAGTTGATAGGGTTTCTCATAAAAG